GACAGCGTTACGCTCGATGTTTGCTAGTGTGCGTTTTGAACGCTTGATAGCGGATGACAGCGCCATCGACATGCCAGACGCCGTGCTGTGTGACGGGTCTACATTATCAGGCGTAGCTGGGTCATTTGTGCCTGTGGCGACACCCACCATCCGCTCAAGATCACCTGTGCTTTGAAAGATCGCTGGGTCAACCTGTCCGAAATTAAACGGACTGAGGATTTCTCGGGGGTTGCCGTTAGTTGGGACAGACTTACCGGGGCTGACTGTAAAGCTTCCACTACGCGGCATCCGAGTAACGTCAACACCCATCATCGGGTGGACAGAGAGTGCCAGACCATCCATACGAGCCCGAAGCTCGGCATCCAATGCTTTCTGTGCGTTGTACCCTTTCTCACAAACACCGCGCCCCCAGAAGCTGTTCGGGACTGTGTCGTGCTGGAAGGCGATCAGTGGGCGGTCATCGTTCCAGAAAGGGTTACGGATCGCTCTAAGGACCGTTGAGTCGTTAGCAATGGTAACCACCGCCTCGACCAAATTCTCTCCGTACAAGTCAAATACGGCCTTCTCAGGGCTATCTTCATCTTCACTGTCGTCTACGCCTAGGTCAACTAGCTCCTCATCCTCTTCAAGCTCTACATCCAGTAGGCTTTCGGGAACCAGTCCGTAGTATTCAACCACCTTGACAGAGTCAGAGTCGCCCTCTTCACCATTGGCCCCATCATCTTCCTTTTTCTCTTCAACCTGAACGGCTTTGTAAATACCGTCCATCTGCTTCTCAATGATCTGGTGCAGCGGCTTGTAGGTGATATGAGCGCAGAACTCGGCCTCATCAATCTTGCGAGCAGCCGGGTCAATGACAAAGTCAAAGGGAGAGACGGGCTCTACCTTGACAATGAACCGCTCTTTGTCCACTACATCATAACTGACAGCCTGTTTTAGGGCCTGCTGTGCCCTCTGCTCATCAACCTGCCCCTGCTGGACGGCCTGCTGAATCTGCTGAACAAGGTTCTGGTTGACGCTGCGCTCAACTTCCTTGTTGTTATAGGACTCAGTAATGATCTTGCCAATGCCTGTGCCATACAGCGCCGCATTCAGGAAGATTTCTGACATGGATGAGGGGACATCAGCCTCATCAAAACGGTCCATTAGAAAGGCTCTGAGCTGCCGCATGTCGTCATCTTGCCCGGCTAGGCGGTCTTCGTAGTCATCAACTAGGTCAAACCACTGCTTGCGCCCAAAAACCGCCTCTTCGTGCTCTGCAACCGTTGACTCAACGGCTGACTGTAGGGCCGGGGAGATTAGCTTGGAGCGTTCTGACGCTCTCTGACTGTCCTCCTTGGCCCAAATACCGCGCCACAGCCGGTAGTACTCTTCCCACTTTTCTAGATAGTTCTGGTCACGGTGGCGCTCGGCTTCCTCAATCCGCTCCATGCAGTAACCAAGAAGCTGACCGTCTTCGTCATTGCTTCGCCATTTCGTCCAGTCTGTCTTCTCTTGCGCCTTTCTTACCGACTTCTTCATAGCCTGCTGGATCCACTGCAATGTAGTAGATGCCCTCTGAGGGCTCTTCATCAAGGTACTTGAGGCTTTCTTCCTTGAAAATTTTGCCACCAGCCGCTTGGAAAGACGCAAAATATTCCTGCCTGACTACTTCTGCTGGTGTGCCTTGGTCAATCGACCGCTGAATCTCATCAGCAATCGGAATTGTTGGGTTTTCTGCTGAGGAAAAACTGAATGCCTGCCACTCAGGGTCTTTATCCTCTTTCTCACAGAGTTTTTTGTGCTTTCGAGTCTCTTCGTACAGGTCGTAGAAGTGGTTTTTGCCTTCGGGTGTCCCGATAAACAACGCCCCTCCTCGACAGTCAGCCAGTGTCGGGCGAATGATGTACTCCCAGACCTCTGGCTTCATGAAAGCGTACTCATCCATGACAACGTACGACAGGCCTACCCCTCGGAGTGTGTCAGGGCGGTCTGCGCCCTTGAGGTGGATTTCTCTGCCGTTGACAAGGCGGATAATGCCTTGGTTTTCCAGTGTGGATTCAATGACAGGGCGACCCATTTCCTTGAGTTCGCCCCACATAATCCGCTTTGCCTGCTCAAAAGTGGGGGCAATGTAGTACACTGCCCGTCCTTTCAAATTGTAGCCTTCCTCGTTCTTCTCTTTTAGCCCTTCGATTAAGAGCATTACCCTAGCAAGGTAGGATTTACCAAATCTGCGCCCGGCGGCTACTACCTTAAACCGAGCGGGGTCATTGAAGACCTCAAACTGACGGGGGTGCAGATTAAAATCTAGCTTTTGTGCTGTAGGGTCAGACAAAATTTTACTTTACTATTATTTACTGCTTTTCCGGCTTTCCCGAAGGGCTGGTCATCGTAGCGGCTGACTCACGGTTAGGTGACTTACCACCAGCCTTAGCAATAGCTTCGTTGCTCATGCCGCTCTTGCCGTCACCCTTCATCTTGCTCATTGGCTTATCGCTATACTTGTACATTTTAATCTCTCTCTTTACTTTTTGCGGTTAACTTTAACGCACTTGTCTTTTTTAGTGCCATCTTTTTTAGTTGTGGTTCCAGCGTATCGGTAACCCTCCCAACAGGCTTTCCCGTCACTCCCTTTCTTCTTCTTGCTCGCCATTATCGTCTCCATCAGTTTGGATTTGGTTGACGGTGATAGCGTCAGAAACATCCTTAGGATCTGAATTATTGTTACCTGTCTGGTTAACTACAATCTGGATACCACCAGTCTGGTTCTTGCTGTCTGTCTCACCTTCTGCCTTCAGCTCTGGGAGCAGGCGCTGGAGAAACAGCTTAATCATTGTCTTATCGCCTTCCTTGGCCATTTCCGCTGCCTTGCGGTAAATGTCCATTGCATCCTGTTCTAGTTCATTGACAAGAGATGTTTGTACAGCAGCTTCAATAAGTGACTTACGATTCTTGGCTCCCTTGGGCCTACCCGGACCTTTCTTTTCTCCGGGTTGAATCTGTGTTTTCTTACTGTTTTCTGATTTTCCTCTGTCATCAAAGGATGCCATAGTTAAATATTCTCTTATCTTTTCTTTAGATACAGCTCACCCGTGGGCATGTTCCTAGATGATCTTATATACACTTATCTATCTATGTGTACTCTAAGACTCTACTAAAACATATAGACACTAAACTTTATCAGGATATCCGTTTAACATTTATGTTAGGTGGACCAGACCTCTTCTTTTATAGACTTCAGTAAAATCCTTATTACTGGTATGTCTTTTCTATCTAGAAACTACTAAACCCCTTAGGGTTATCATCTGAGGTTTCTGCCTTAATCCTGCTTATCCCTCCACTAACTTCCGCTAGCTTCATCGGGCCTCCGGGTCAGAGGGTTTGTAACCTGTCTATTGGTTATTTTACCTATCGCTACAAAGTATTGTAGCTATCCTTACCCTATTAGATTCATTTTATATCCAAATATTCCCCTATAAAGCAATTTACTCTATTTTTCTTACTTGTGCCTATTAGTCACAGGCAGTGCTAGCTGGTCTGCGAGGATGGTCACCCCATCCGAGCTAGATATTATTCCCCTATAATATATTTTATACAATCTACCCCTAATATTTTCTTCTCTCCTATATTTGGAGGTCGGTATAGTTGGCTCTGATTGTGCATGTGTGTGTGTATACCCCATATGGGACCCAATCCATTTCTGGGGGTGGGGGTCCTATTGAGAATGATTCTCATTTGTATCTACTTGGCATGATTCTTGCACAAGCTGTTACGATATAACATAACATATATGGATATGCGTATATAACTATATGACTATATACTCACATAGTTGCGTCAACCTTGGACACTAGAGTTGGCACAGATCTTGCAAAGATCCGATTCTTGCAGACAGTATGTTATAACATAACAGCATAAAGGTTGGCATAGATATTGCATGGCAAATAAAATAGTTGACAAAGTGAGAGGGGATGTGGCACGCACGTTCATTTATACATACCCGCACGTTCTACTGTACCAAAGGCAGAAAAAATTTATCCAAGGGGGTTGACAGTGTATCTGTAGGGCGTAGAATCGGCACCGAACTTACAGAAAACAGACGGAGATAGATCATGGATATGCAAGACAGGACAGCGATTATCGCCGGTAAGGCGACCATCACACCCACGGAGGCCGCGATCATGTGGATTCATGACGACTTGTTAAGCTATAGCCTTGATGTGAGAGATAACCCGGATCAAGTAATAAACGCGGGACTGATCAGAAATTGTCTGGAGAACTACTGGCCAGCTCGCGAGCATATCAAAGATCAGGTAGATCATCAGTACATTGCAGACCTGTTCCAGTAACACAATCCGGGGCGGCAAGCGTCGCCCCATTATCAAACTGCAGGAGACAGACAATGATTTATCAGGGCAACGAGCTGCGGGTTATGCGGGAGTCACTGGCCATTGCTTTAGATGCGATGCTGGAGCAAGAGAAAAGGCTAGACAAGCGGGAGATTACCGCTAGGCGGCGCATCGCCCGGAACATTGAAGATACTTCAGCACTTTTGGTAAAGGTGCGCGAGCAAATCAAGCGATACGTCGAGGAGGACTAAAAAAAATTGTCGAAACCTCTTGCAATGTCCAATTAAGGCGCGTACAGTCTGCATCAACGGTAACGGAAGGCGAGTATAGCAGCCGCCCTGCGCCAACCCTGCCAGAGCTTTAGGCGAGAGCCACAGCAACGGACTAACAGGGTTGACATCCAAAACCGGGACGAGTAGAGTCTCAACCGTCGGATCAAGGCAAACAATGCCGCAGCGATTCGACAGGTTGAACCAACCAGCACGGATGCTGGAAACGCTAGAAGCGTAGGGCTTCCAGTAGCCTAAACTGGACAAGGAAGGGACAGAGTAACGGCCATCGCTATATTCACAGGGGCTCCATTCGCTGACGTTTGGGAGCATGTTAAGCGTGAAGGCCGAAAGGGCGGGCGCTGGAAAGGCACGACCTATCACCACGACCAGAAAAGCGCCTTAAAAGCTTTTAATAAGGGTCGGACCGTTACTAAGCGTGTTAAAAAGCATATGACGCTGAAGACATTCACGCGTGAATACGCTCGACCGGGCGTCATGTACATGATTCGGACGACAGGGCACCAACAGGTACTGTTAGACGGCTATGTCGTGGATCAAAACGGCGGTCCAGCCACAAGCTAACAAATAGGAGCAACGGTGATGGCCAACAAAAACATCCTTACATATGGCAACACTAAAACAGCTAAGGGCGAGAAGACGGGCTATTTGACCGGCATTCTCCACCTAGCACCGGGGCAGCTAGCAGGTGTCCAAGTGTGCCCGCAGGCTAGCGCTGGGTGCCTTTCAGCTTGCCTTAACACGGCAGGGCGCGGGAGGTTTGACGCTATCCAGCAAGCGCGGATTAACAAGACGCGGTGGCTTTTCAATAGTCCGTCGACGTTTATGCAGGCGCTTGTGTGGTCCATTGCAGCGACTGTCAGGAAAGCAAATCGCGAAGGAATGACGCCTTGTATCAGGTTGAACGGGACGAGTGACCTACCGTTTGAGAAGTTCAAGTGTGAGCGCGATGGTGTACAATATCGCAATGTTATGGAAGCTTTCCCGGACGTACAGTTCTACGACTACACTAAAATCACGAAACGCGCCATTAAGTGGGCGCAGGGTGATATGCCAGCCAACTACCACCTGACGTTCAGCGCCAGTGAGTCCAACGACACGGCGGTTGCTCAGGTAGCGGCTGCAGGTGGCAACGTGGCTGTCGTCTTCGACGGTATGCCCAACACCTATGCCGGAGCCCCGGTCGTCGACGGTGACGCGAGTGACCTACGCTTCCTTGACCCTGACGGAGTGGTCGTGGGGCTGAAAGCTAAGGGCGACGCTAAGAAAGACGATAGCGGATTTGTCAAGCGGGTGGCGTAACACCCGCCCAACCTAGAGGAAAGATACCATGCAATTTTTCAACGGACCTGTCGCAGGGCCCCGGTCGAACGTCAAGGGACTGCCCGAAGGCAATTACTTCACAGCGCTTCGCTACTCGGACAATGAGCCTTATGTCGAGTTGCGCCGGACTGCTAAAACGGCGACTCTCGCCCGAGTAGTGGTCAAACGTGACCCGGAGTGGATGCCTGACTTTCGTGTTGGTGGATTCGCCCACCATTGTGTGAATCAATCATCGCAAACATGGCTGTTTGATTACATTGATTATGACGACACTGTCCGAGTCAATGCCCGGAAGAAGGGCACAGAGTGGGGTCACCAGAATACGCGATTTGTTGAGGGGACCGCCAATTATTTCTATGACTACAACTTTTGAGGGTTACACCATGCAATGCTTCGTATACTTCAACCTGCACAAGCGGTGCTGGTCTATCCGGGCCCAATCCGGGCCCGAGAAGGGCCGGGTGGTCGCCCATGCTGACACAGTGCTGCTAGACGGCTGCACGTTCAAGGTAGGTGAGGCTGGTCGCCAGCGTGTTATCCGAGAGGGCCGCAAGAACGTACACGCGGGGTGTGTTGGTAAACTCCGCTGTTTCCGTGGCACAGAGACACCCGCAGGGCTCCGCGCTGGGCTTAACGCCTCACAAGGCGTCGGGCACAATGATTTACGCGGGATGAACGCTATCAGTTATAACCCGTACAAGGCAGGGCATTTTACAGTGTGTGCCACAGGTGAACCAATTCGCAAGGCACAGCAGGTCATTCTTGCCCGTGGTGCCTACGTTAACCGAGAGGACGCTTATAATGTACAGTAAGTACAACGGACATGACCCTAGAGGAGGGCATAGAGGAGGCCCAATTCTGGCCGGACTTCAGCACGGAGGATGCACGATATGATTAACGATGCAGAATACGAACTGAGGGTTCGAGAGCTAGA